GAAGAATCAACCGTAATTTTACGGAACATTGACAATCGAGTTGTTATGACTGAGAGTGTTAAGGGTGGAGCGCATTGGAACTCTGGACTCTGGGACTTCTCTCGTGATCGTGCAGTTATCCTCAACAAATGGTGGGGTTTCTGCATGTATGCGATTGAGAAACTAGAGCAACCAGATGCCGACGGACGCTACATGGTTTTCCTCACTCCTGTATGCAAAATTTATTTTCCATACGGTCTGATGTGCATCGTATCTGCTTTACTAGGACTAAAGTTCAGTCATATCTACCCCGACGTCCAACCTGCTGGCAATGTGTGGAATGCTGGCGAATTCACCCTTGGGCGCTTTATGCGCAAAGGAATGGATATGGTCGATCTGCGTTACAACCAGAGTAATGGTTGCGAGGTGTTTTCCTTGCCATACCATGTCTGGAGTTTGTTACACGGAAAGATCGCGTCAGACCCCGCTTTCGGAACCTTGGCTAGCATTGAGCATCAAATCAGCTCTAACTATTCCAAGAATTATTCGAAAGATGGTATTTCCATGTGGCACCTCTATTTCACATTAGGAGACAAAAGTTTCCGACAACCTCTCAACACACTTAACTATGTGTGGACTGAGGGTGATCAAGAGGTAACCAGCGTGTTTGATGAAGGCAAACCGACGATCGATCTGGTAGCACCACCACTTGTCCAACCTTGCGTTGCACCGACCCATTGCACTATCAATGATGTCGGCTGTATACGTGAAAGAGTGGAGAAGGGTGCAAACAGCAAAATCCCACCGAAGGAATTCGAACTGTTCAAGAGACAATTTATTCAATGTTTCAGATCAGTAGTTGGGAAAAACCTGGAACCAGACACGGTCGAAGAGGTGATCGAAAAACAGACAAAACCCAACCAGAAGGTGCGCAACGCAGTGTACCAGAAGAGAGGGGTCGATGTTTCACCTGCGGTTTCGTCTTTCCAGAAAGTGGAAGCATATGGAAATGCCAAAGCACCCCGAAATATATCAACTGTCAAGACTGCGGACACAATTCATCTCGGACGATTCGTTGCACCATTCAAACGGGCAATGATGAAACTGAAATGGTTTATGCCCTGCAAAACTCCGGTTGAGACAACCGCGGCAATTCACGCATACTGTTCAACGAGAACCAAGTGTCTGGAGACGGATTTTTCCACTTTTGACGCGAAAATCTCTGAATGGCTGCGTGATTTGGAGCGCGCTTGTATTGTGGGCTCTTTCCATCCGCACTAC